TTCCTCCAATTGCACACCCTTCTACGTGTAGTGCATCAATCTGTCCTTCACACAATATGCAAAACACCTTGTGCGGACGTTGTTCGTCCAAATTAAACACATAGCCAGGCTGCATAGTAGTTAGGTACTTGCTTTTACTTTCCCCTATTGCACGGGCTGTATATCCAACTATACGCCCCTCATAGTAAAAGGGTATAATAATTCTATCACGATAAGCAAGTGTTGGCGACCAGTGATAATCTGTGTCCTCGATACTTAAATTTCTTTCTAACATATATTGAAATATTCGTACTATGCGCTCATCAAGATGTCCAGCTTCTGCCCACATATGTTTGGACAGAGGCTCTGATCCTTCTGGTAGTTTTACCGTTTCAAACTCAGGCAGTTCAACACTATATTTTTGAACTTCTACACCTTCGTTTTCACGCATTACATCTAATGCTAATTTTGTAATTTCTTGGTCAGGAGTGTTCAACCACTCCAAAAGTTTTTTGAACTTATAACTGAGATTACGTCCTGGTTGCCAACTTGCTTTGAAGCCGCAGTTAAAACAATGATATGAAATAACTTCGCCTTCATAAATCACACCGCCTCTGCCTCTTGTATCTGCATTTTCATTATTGTGAACACAACAAGGCGCATTGAAACTGGTCCACCCACTAGGAGTAGTTTTGCGCTTTGCAGGCAGATATACATTCAAAAGATCAGATACGATGCTCATACAAGTATACTAGCATCGTAAATTTAGATTGTCAATGATTTAATTTTATACTATTAACAGTTCCGTCGGTGTATTCTACTGTAGCTCTTACCCATACATAGTTGCCTGTGAAGTTGTATAAGAAACTTCCTGTATTGTTTGCACTGCTGTCGTCTGCACTTGTATGAGTAACAATTCCAAACCAATCGTCTGCACCTGGATTAGTTGCAAGAGTTGCTTGTATAGTTACTGTGCCTATAAATCCATTGACAGTGATTTGCACTGTATGAAAACCATCTGCTCTACTGTAGTATCCATCGCCCTTGAACGCATTGCCTTCTACAGTTTCTGTAGTACTATCTCCTGGGTGTGTATTTGCTGATAATATTATTTCACTGTTTGCCATTTTAATTTCTCACTAATATCTTTGTAATCTTATTGTCAGGATCAGCAGTAGCTTTGAATCGCAAATAACTATACACGCCGTTAAAACTTGCTGGTACTGGCTCAGTTTCGCTTCCGTCAAATGTGATTGTACTTACAGTTGCCCAATTATTCATACCTGTAATTTGATTATCCAATGTTGCTTGTATTTCTAAATTGCCGACATAATTGTTGGTGTATACTGCTACTGTGTGTAGCGCATCATTACCGTTTAAACCAGGTTCTGCTGTTATTTTATTTGCATCGTCACTGCCTGCTACCCAATAGTCTTCTACTGCAAAAAAGTTTTCAACTTCAACACTGCTTTTTGGACCAGCATAAGACGTTCCATCTACATAGATTTGTCCAGCACTATCAAATCCTCTACTTGCATATGTTATCGTATTTCCTGAGTCTGATTCTAAATATATGTTGTAGTGTAGATATTGTTGTTTTACATTCAGCAAATCGTTTTCTAAAAGTGAAACAGTAAATTGCCCTTTTGTTGCTGTTGTTGATCCATCATCTTGTACAGTACAATCTTTTTCTATAATTTTATTATTTGCCTCATCATAGATCACTATCACAGGAGTGTCTGTAATTCTAACTGGTTTTTGATCTGCATTTAATAATCTAAATTGTAATTTGTTATCAATTCCTCTATAAACTTTTAATTGTCTGCTATACACTGGTCTATACTCCACAACGAATCCTACATCGTTTGATACAACGTCTATTTGATTTTTGTATAAATATCTAGGTATTAGTTGCATAAAGGATCCTTTACTATATACATATTTATTAAAAATTATTATTTAAAGATATTGAGAACAAATGTTATTAAAAGATATTGAAAAGAAATTTCCGTACGTAAGTGTAGTAGCTTATGGCGGTAATGAATATGTAGGTATTGTTTCTAATCAAGATACTTTTGTAACAACAATGTATGTTTTTAATAAATTAAGAACAGAGATAGAAAAAAGGACATTCTTAGAAATGGGCGAAATATGGTGGTGGGAATCAAATAGAATGATTCCTATCAATATTTTCCTCAAAAGCGAAATGGAACAATTTTCTTATAGTATGATGACAATGAACACAAAAGATGTTAAAGTTACTGTTGGTCCATGTGTTAATTTGAATAATTTATCTCATAAAAGAATTAAAAGAAAAAGCGTACAAGTTATGCGTCGACCGGCTCGATAAACCAAACATTGTTTGGACCTATCTCGTAATGTTCAATTAATTCATTAACTGCTTGATTTACTCCAGGATAATCTATATCGTGTCCACATAATATTCCTTTTGCTTTTTCTCTATACAAAAGTATGTCACTTTTACATCCGTGATATCTATGATCAGCATCTATAAAAACCAAGTCTACAGATGGTACTTGTTCTACAACATTGTAACTATAACCTTGCACAGGCACAAGCCTATCTTGATATTTTTCAATAATATCTTTCCTAGCAAATAAAGATGTATTTTTATCTATTGCATAAATTTTTAAATTAGGATTATTATCTAACAAATAAAATGTAGTACGGCCATCTCTAACTCCTACTTCTATCATTGAGTTGTAATTGTATTTTTGTATTAAGTAATTTAGAAAATATTTTCTATTAGGTTTACCTGACCAATTTATTGTTGGTGTTATTTCTAACAAGTCATTGCGTTTGCTCATTAAGTTGCTCACAAATTAAATTCATATGTACTACAACACTGGTTGCATATGCAATAGCGTGTGCTTTTTTAAAGTAATAGCTATCGTCTTCTGGCTTAATCCAAACTTCTTTTAGAATTGTTTGCCAGTCTTTGTTCAGCAGATATCTCTTTGCTGGACGTATAATTGCTAATACTGCTGCCAGTTTTTCTATGCTGTCTGGCTGTAGTGTTCTTAGTATCTCCCCATGTCCGCTGACGTGAAACAGCAAGTTGGTGAAATCGTCGTGCTCCAGTAGTTGCCATTGTGGCTCCTTGTGCATAAGTTGTTGTAAATGTGCTTCGCCTTTTACATCGTTATAGATAGTAACATTCAAAAAGTCTAGTTTAAAATAGCCTCTGTCTTCGGCAGTTTTATAATCAATAGTAGATAAGTTGTCCACAGGATTATGCGGACACTCTGTAACATATACACCAGTGTTGTGTTTTTTACCTGTATCTAGTTTTGCTACACGATGTTCAATCTTGTCAAGTAGAACACTGCGATCTGCAAAGTCGATATCAATATCAGGCATTTACTTTACTCCAATGCTTTTCGCCTTCTTTGGGTGTGTTACCAATATACTCTTCTCCTGTTTCTCTGTCAACCAGTTTCCACTTCATAGGTGCTTTGGTTTTTACAACAAGTTCAACAGGTTCGTCAAGTTCATATACTTGTACGCCATCTTGTAATTTTCTAAATGTAGTCATAAATTCATTTCCTTGATAATTTGTTTTGCAAATTCTACATCTTTTGGTTGTCTTTTAAATCTAAGTGCCCAATGACTAGGATCTAATACAGTACCTAACATACTCAATTGTTCGTCGTTAAAATTATTAAGTGCAGATTTTCCACTTGTACAGTTTAGCACTAACCAAGGACTTATCTTACCATCTTTGATATCCCAAGTAATTCTATTTGTACTTGCATAAGAAAAGTAATGATTGTATATGCTTTCTTTTTCTTTAGCCCATTCTACCATGGTATTTATACTGCGCTCTAATGCTGTTTCAACACCTTCTTTGCGAATAAGTTCAATAGCATATTTTTCATACATCTCTTCTCTACACCAGTGATCAAGTTTTACGTTACTGGTAACAACATAGTCTATGTACTTGTCTGGATATAACGGCCGCACATTGTTAACAAAACTGCCAAACTTAACAAAAGCATTATAAAACGATGACTTAACAAATTCTTCATATGTTTTATCTTTCTTGTGTCCAGCACTCAACTTGTAAAATCTTTGAAATGCATAAAAACCAATCTGTACAGGTTTTTCATCTTTTTGTAACCAACGTCTTTTTGTCTCACACATATGTGCAAGTAATGTACTTTCTTTTACATAACTTTTATTACAGTATTCACAAGTGTATTTAGATGTCAACTTTTTCGTAACCGTGTTCTTTGGCGAGCTCTTTGATTTCTTTTTTTGTAGATATTCTAGCAAGTGTTTCTACCTCATCCATTTTCATTTCTGGATATATTTGTGCTAATAATTTTACTGCTTTGCTGCTGTCGTCTTTTTTCTTTTTAAGTCCAATCCACGGGTGGAATTGTTTTTTACCTGTTTTGCCTGCAACACATAATAGCTGCCATTGCAGTTTAACATGATTGGTGCCACCTAGTACATTCCAGTTTTTGTTATAGTATTCATTAACTTTAAAAACTGCTAGTGCAGTCTTTTCATAATTGCCTTTTACACTGCTAATATAACGGTTTAGATTCCATAAGTCAAGTTTAATATCTTTCTTGCCATCTTCGCCAGCAGCATCATACAGCTCTTTGAAACCCATATCAATGCTTGGAATAAGTTCTTTAAAAAGATCTAATTCTTTATTTGGCATTGGCTGACTTCTTCTTTTTAGCACCCCAGGTGTAAGTCAGTTCTTCGACTGGAGTTGTTGCACCGGATGGACATACTTCAACTTTGTTACCTTTATCAAGCCATTCTCGAATTGCTTTTTTATCTTCTTCGCTCATTATATCACGCATTGTTTTCTTTCCACTTTTCTAAATCTTGTGGAGTATTAATTTCAATACCGTCAAACTCAACTTCTACTACACCAATCTTAACACCATTTTGTATCCAACGCAGTTGTTCAAGTTTTTCAATATCTTCTTCTACAAACTTTGTACTGGCATTATACATTACTTTAGCTTCACGATTGTATCCATAAACACCCAAGTGATGATCCCCGTATTCTAAACTTGCACGTAAAAACCAATGTGCTCTACCTCTACTGTGAATCATTTTAACACTGTTTGGATCATTTCGCAAGTTGAAATTCATTGGTGTATATGCAGTTGCTACATCACTGCGTTTAAGTTCATCTTCAACTGCACGTATTACATCTAGTGTAATATCAGGCATATCTCCTTGTACATTTATATACCTATCATACTCTAGTACTTCGTCTATAACTTGCATACAGCGTTCTGTGCCATTTTCTGCTTCTGTAGTCCATAGACACTTGCTACCGCCTAAGTAGTTATACACTTCTTGATTATCTGTAAGCACATAAGTATCTAATCCTGTAGCTTCACATTTGTTGTAAATATGTTCTATCATAGGAACGCCATTTAGTTTGGCCATAACTTTTCCAGGAAATCGTGTGCTATTATATCTTGCAGGTATTAATATCGCTGTTGTCATTTTACATCCTTATCATTTCCCAAACATCATCTTTTATTTTTGTAATGTTTGGAATACAGTCATAATCTACATAGGTTTTATTACTAAATTTACAACTGTCTTTTGCTAACATTATTTTTGCTTTTGTATTACGTAGCCAAAAATCATAACCTAACGGTCTTGATTTAACACAAATATCCCAAGCTTGTCCATACATATACACCTCTGAAATATTTTCTAAAATTTGTGCAGGAATTTCCCAAGGATAATGTATAGTATACAATTTTTTTGTTTTTGTCAACCTCCAAACATCAGGATTGGTAATATGGTCTTTTCTATTATTAAAAACTTTATCCGATCTAATGTTGTTAATTTTTTTATTCCAATTATCTTTTCCTACAAATTCTTCCGTATCTAAAGCTACTGGTGTTTGCCATTCTAAAGCTACTACATCATATGTCGCCACAATAACAGTATCTATATCCCTCGATTGTATATCTTTCAAGTATCTTTTTATAGTTTTTACATCAGATAAAGGAACTGTTTCATCAACAGTTTGCCAACAATCTACAAGCACTGCTATCTTTTTCATTTTAATTGATGCCAGTTGTTTCCAATTTTATAACAATGGTATATCTGCTTAACAGTATCTTCAAAGTCTTTCAAGTTTAGCATATTAGGGCCGTCACTTGGTGCATTATCTGGATCTGGATGTACTTCTAGAAAAAAGTTGTTAACGCCCATAGCAGCAGCGGCACGGGAAAGACCAGGCACATAAGACCTATTGCCACCGCTAGAGTCACCTTGTCCTCCAGGTTTCTGGACGCTGTGTGTGACGTCAAATACCACAGGTACACCAGCATTATCAAGCATATACTGGATACCAGTAAAGTCAACAACCAAAGTATTATATCCAAAACTAGTTCCTCTCTCTGTTATCCAAACTTCTCGTGCACCTTTGGTTTTACTCAGTATACCTTTGATATCCCACGGTGCAAGAAATTGTCCTTTTTTAATATTTACAATACAATCAGTTTCACAAGCTGCACGTATTAAATCCGTTTGTCTACACAAAAATGCAGGAATTTGAATTACATCAACAACGTCTTTTATAAGTGAAACTTGATCTACTGCGTGTACATCAGTTAATGTTTTAACATTTAATTGATTTTTTAGTTCAAAAATATCGTGCTTAAAAGCCCACAAACCTACTCCACGTTTGCCGTTTATACTTGTACGGTTGGCTTTATCAAAGCTGGCTTTGAAGTAATAGTCAATATTGTACTTATCACACACACGTTTACATTCACGTGCAATTTCTGCACTTTGTCCTAAACTTTCGTGTTGACAAGGTCCGGCTATAATTCTCATTGCCATCCAATTTTCTCCCAAGGAACATTTTTATCGCCAAAGTGTCCATATGTACAATTATTACTATACTGATAAAAGTTGAATAAATCAAATCTATCAATAATACCTTTAGGTGTTAAATCAATATTGTTTTCGATAAATTTTTGAATACTGCGATTGTGACCATTTGAATCTACATATATACTTGTTGGTTCTTTAACACCAATAGCATAACTTAACTGAATTTGACACCAATCTGCCATATCGTCAGCAACAACATTCTTTGCCAACCAACGAGCCATATATGCTGCACTGCGATCTACTTTTGTAGGATCTTTTCCACTAAATGCGCCGCCACCATGAGGAGCGTAACCACCGTAGGTATCAACAATGATTTTTCGTCCAGTAACTCCGGCATCACCGTCTGGTCCACCAATAACAAAGTTACCTGTAGGATTAAGATGCCATACAGTATCTTTATCAACTAAATCTCCTAACACATACGTTGCAGCAGAATGAGCCAATGATTTTGCTTGATTAATACTGCCTTCTGCGTGTTGTGTACTTATCACAACTTGGTCAATTCGCTTTACACGATTGCCTTCATACTCTACGCTTACTTGAGATTTAGCATCTGGTCCTAATACATCGCCACGCATGGTTTTAAGTTGTTTTAGAATTTCGTGCGAATAGTAAATAGGAGCAGGCATAAATGCTTCGTTGTCGTTGCAAGCATAACCAAACATAAGTCCTTGATCTCCTGCACCAAAGTCATCTGTGCCTAATGCAATGTCTGCACTTTGGCTGTGGATTTCGTTGTAGATGTTTAGTTTGTCCCAATGAAAACCTTCTTGTTCATAACCAATCTCTCGAACTTTGTTGCAGACGATTTCTCGAACTTCGTCTTTGCTTACGTTGAAGTTTTTAACTTCGCCTGCCAACGTAATGTGATTTGTAGTTACAAGTGTTTCAACGGCAACACGAGTTGTTTCATCGCCTGCTTTTAACCCAGCATCAACGAGTGCGTCCGAGATTTGGTCTGCAACCTTATCTGGGTGTCCTTCGCTAACACTTTCGCTAGTAAAAATATAATTATTCATTATTGTCCTTTATCAAGTAATATATGTCTAGTAATTTTTTCATTTGTGTTTGTAGTGTATGACTAGTTTTACTAAGTTCCATCATATCTTGCCAGTCTGCATAGCTAAACAAATTTCCAGTTGCCTTACTAACAGCATCAGCATCACCGCCTATAATCCATCTGTCGTACAACTCATTGTACGGATGATCTCGATACCTTGCGTAAACTACGCCATCGGCACGTTCGTAAATTAGTGCCTGGCCGGGTATCAAGTCAGGTGCCTTCATTTTTCTAACACTACAATGTATTTTACTATATGAATGTTTTGTCCTTGTATAACCTTGTCTTTTTCTTTAACTTCTTCAAATACAAATTTCCAATTGTATTTTGAAAGTTTATTTTTCCACCATTCGGGCGTTTCTATAATTAGATGTGCATTTCTACCATCTTGTAATTTCTTTTTAGCAGGATGACAGGCAATTAAATGATATTGATATTTTGCTGCGATGTTAAACAAAACATCTAATGTATCATCTATGTACATTGGTTCAACGTGTTCTAAAACATCGCTACTATAAACAATATCAGCTTGTGTAGGAAGTTTGATAGGTGCTGTAACTGGATCATAAGAATATACATCAATATTGCTGTTAAAGTCTTTTACAGTTTGACTAAATTTTCCTTTACCACAACCAAAATCTAATAAACTTTTTACATTTGACAAATAAGGCTGTAACACCTTTGGAACTTTAGCACCTCCACTACCGAAGTCGGTTGTTTTATGTAAATGTTGTAGTTGACCAATATATTGTTTAGAAAGTTGACTCATACTGTTGTGCCGACAGTTCTTCTTACAATATCGTTGTGATTAAATTCTGCCCAATACAGCTCAAATGCTACACCATCTTCTAGTCCTTCAAACTGGTGAATAACACCCGGCTTAACTTGTGTAAATTCACCTGGTCCAAGAATAGTTTCATCGACTAGATCATAATCTTTTTGCCATACACGCACAAGCATTTTGCCTGACTCTACGAAAAAGCCATTCCATTTGAATCTGTGTTCGTGCTCACTACATTTGTAGCCACCTTTGAATTCAATGCGATGAAACTCTAGCACACCGTTAGCGTGGATAAGTTCAGTCTGTCCCCAAATCTTTCCTGCTTTCATTTTGTTCTCCTATAGTAGTTTACCAAAGTCAATAACTTCACTTTGTCTGTTTATATCTTTTACAAAAAATGCACATAACGGATCCTCTCCTTCTATAATTGGTACACTTAATAATTGTCCAGTTTTAAGTTTTGGAAAATACCATTTTACATCATTGTAAAAATTAACTATCTCAATGGACCCAAATTTTGGTTTACTACCAGTTAACGGATTAAATAGATATGCTTCAAATCCTCGTTGATTTAAACTGGTCAGCGGTAATACTTCTAAATCACTTCCTGCCTGACTACAACCAACAGCCAAACACCAATCTAGTGGCATTGTAATTTGGTTACCATTTATTTCTAATACAACAGCAGGCGAACTAAAACTTTCTAAAAAAATCAGTGGTATAAAAAAGAAATCCGGGTCCTGAGGATTACTATTATCTAGCACACTAAATCTTACACTGTCGTCAACTTCTTCTGGTATTGTATTTAAATTAAAACTTTTATTTTCTAATGTTAATATATTCATTAATTCCAATCTACCTTTTCTATGGTAAATGGGTATTGTGCTTCCTTATAAAACTTTTTACGCTGTGTAAGGTGCCGCTTCGCAAACTTACAAGTGCTTGTAAGATCCCATATTTGCACGAAGTCTTTGTCCTTTGCCTTCCTTACGCCTCTACCGATAGATTGTATTACCCTAACAAAAGACTTGCCAGGCTCAATGAGGACAAGATTAAAGATACGAGGTATATTGATACCAACAGCCGCAACCCCATAGGTAGCAATGACCACCTGATTATCGCCCGTATTAATATCGTCATACGCATCTTTTCTATCCTTTAATTTCACATCGCCTTTTACAAACGTTGATCCTGGTATAAGTTCTTGTAGCATCTCGCCTGCTGAGATTCTATCTACTAGTATTAGTGTGTTGCCTGAGTCCTTAACTGTATTTAATAATTTGCCTATATATTCAATTCTTTTTGTATTTGTTGTTAAGTATTTTAATTCTTCTTGATAATTGCTGTGTGCAACTGTGTCAATTAGTTGTACAATATTAACATGACACGTACTAAGTACACCTTTGTCTTGTAATTCTTTTGCTGTAATTTGCCCAATTACTGGACCTAAACTTGCGTGTATGCTTTCAAACTCAAACTTCTCTTTGGGTACTGTACCTGTTAGTCCCCAACGAATAGGAGCATTGCGCAAGTTGCGTGTTAATAAATTTTTAAGCACTTCTGCTTTTGCTTGGTGTACCTCATCAACAATAACGGTACTAACGCCTTCTAAAAACTCTGCTAGTGATAATACTGCTTCGCCATCTTTGTGTCGTTTGTCTAATATGTTCAGCGACTGCCAAGTACAAATAGTGTGTGTTTTGTTCAACATTTTTCTATCGCCAAAATACACACCTACATCTAATCCACAGTTAATATAATCTTCTTCTGTTTGTTCAACTAGACTTTTGTTAGGTACAATAACAAGACTGCGTCCATACTTTTCACTCATATGTGATAGTGTAGCAGTTGTAATAGTTTTACCAGCACCTGTGGCAATCTGTTGTAGACTTTGCGGATTGTTTGCAAAGTTGTTGATTGCTTCAACTTGGTAGTCACGCAGAATGATTTCTTCACCTTCTGCAGGGTGTCCTTTAGGCCAGCACACACCTTGGTCAGCCCAATAACGTTCGGTTACTTGCGGAAAGTCAATTTTTATAGGATGTCTATTATCTTCGATATCTACAATACTTACTTTGTTTTTTTCAAGTACATCCGCAATAACATCAAGATGATTAACGTAGCCTGTGCCGCCAATACCAAAGAAAGCAACTTTACCGTCCCATCTTCCCAATTTATACTGGGGCATATATCGTGCGTATGGCACATCGAATTTGAGAGCATTTGATAACTTACGCCGTACATCTACATCTAGTCCTTCTAGTTTGATGTTTACTTCATCTTCGATGATTAATTTACAGGTTGCCAATTACCCCATCCTTTGTCATAGCGTGTTCTAAAGTTACTTAAACTCACATCATTATATAATATTAAATCACAATTAAAGTTAACATAATTTGTAACCAGTCTATTTGATCTCAAACTTGATTTACATAATGCAGTTATAGGTTTAAAATCTGATTTTAACAAAACCTTAGGTAACTTATCTTTTTTAATATATACTACTTTTGTAGATTTGTCTACCCAATTGTTAAGTTGTTTTTCTTTTACAAAATTATTCAAAGCAGAATTTATTTTATCACTGCTTTCTACCCTAAACATAACACTTTGTAAATTGTTTGGAATAAATTTACTCAAGGCTATGTGTATTTGTTCAACCTGTTCAAAAGCGTGTTCTTTGTCGACACAGACCAACAATGGATATCTATCCAAGTAATCTAAAACATTAACTATGTCTTGAAATCCGTATTGCTGTGAGTCTGCAAGCACAGTGGGTTCTTTTCTAAAAGCAACTGTATCTAGTAATGTGTCATTAGATTCTTCATCGATAAAAAATCCATATCGTATTGATTTATCTGATATTTTCTTTACATCTCCGTTGTTTACAAAAATGTGTTCATCAATATTATAAAAATTATTGTTTTTGTATGTAGGAATATATGAATCTTTATCTTGAATAATTTTTTCTACATTATTTGCAATTTCGATTATATCGTTGTCAGTTTGCCAGTCGGGGTATATTTGATGCAGTTTATAACAATTTAGAGCGTTCAATTTAAAATAATGTTCGTGAGAATTTTTTTCGTGAAAATATGTTTTAGTATTGTTAATAGAAATAGCTGCATCTAGTTTTGCAATATATTTTTTGTTAAATGGAAATCTAACTTTAATATATTCGCCATCTTTAAGATTCATATAAGATCTATGATGTGCAACAATATCTTCTTTTTTTACAATTGTAATAGATTTTGTTCTATCGATTTGTCTTAATTCGCCTTCTGTATTTTGTATTGCGTACTGCCAATTTTTAATTTCTTGTTTTTTAAATTGTGCGGTATAAATTTCTAGTTTTAATTTAAGCAGATTAAATTGTCTATCTGTAAGTGCTACACCTTTGACAATTTGCCTATCAAAACTGTTGAGTAAATTTACGTCAGAAGACTTTAACACAAAATTGTGTCCGTATTTTCCTAAAACTACTTGTAATAAATCTTCAATATTTTGTACTTCAGTCATATGTTAATATAACAAATTATAACCTATTAGTCAATCTATTTAAAGGAAGTCCTTGTTTTATTTCAGGAATTGTATATTCAGTCCAAGCATAATCATTCAACCATTGTTGCCTATCAGGTTTAACTGGGTTGCCTATTTGTGATAGTTCTTTATTTGCAACTGGCCAAGCTAAACTGCTAGGACCAGTGAATACAGGTATGCCGGATATAGCTGCTTGAATACCAGGATTACTACTCCAGTTTATTACTGCAAAGCAATCTTGAAAACTTAAATTAAAATCATCATATGTACCTGAAATTTTTATTGGATCAACTCTGTATACGTTTTGGTATTGATGTTCTATTGCTTCTAATCTACATCTAGGATGAGGACGGAAAATAATAGGCATATCTGTATAACTTTGAATTTCTTCAATTATACTCATTACCCATTTACTCATTCTTGGCATATTTTGCCATTGTAAACTTTTATCGTGTTGACCACAAATTAATATAAATTTGCCATGTTCTTTCCAAGGTTTTAAAAATAACCCCTGACTTTCAGCTCTGCTATTATCCATACCAGTAGGACCAAAATAAGCATCACGATTAATTCCATTTAACCCTACCTTCCAAGTTGTGCCACGCTTTATACCGCCAACTTCTAACACTATAACAGGTTTGTTTTTTTGCTTACAAGTATTCCAAATATGTTTATTGCTACTCATTCGTCCGTGAAACAACACACTCCAGATCACATGAACATCAGCATCATCAATCGAATTACTGTTGCTGATATTGTGACCAGCATTACGCAAGCTGAATTCAAAAGCCTCAAAAACAGGCTTTGAATTCATTGCTCCATATTCAGTCCATAATTTAAATTTCATAATTAAATACTCAGTACTATTTAACAAGGAAGTAAAATGACAGACATAACAGTGGTTACAACATTTCACAAAGAAGGAATGGAAAAATACGGACAACGTTTTTTAGATAGCTTTGGAGAACGTGTAAGTAACAAAGTGCAACTGTTAGTATATGCAGAAGATTGTATTCCAAATGTAGAAGCAAGTAATATAACTGTTTTAGATGCAAAAACATCTTTGCCTAAATTACAAGCTTTTAAAAAACGTTGGGGTAATGTGCCAAAAGCAAATGGTGTATGTCCGCCTGAAATAAAAGCAAAACGTCCAAGAGATTGGATGAAGGAATTCAAATGGGATGCTGTGCGTTTTGCTAACAAAGTGTATGCTGTTTTTGATGCTTGTGAAAGAAATAAAGACTGGGTTGTGTGGATGGATGCTGATACATTTGTTCACAATGATTGGACCTACGATCAGTTCAAAGAATGTTTGCCAGATACCAGCTGGATAACTTATGTAGGTAGAGGCAAAGGATCGCAAACTTGGCCCGAATGCGGATTTTATGGATTAAATTTAAACAGTCCTATATGCAAAAATTTCTTAGAAGAATTTGAACGAGTATATGAAGATGCAGAAAATGGAATATTTTTATTAGAAGAATGGCACGATAGTTATGTATTTGGTGATATTCTTAATACTTGTAAAAGAGTTGCGCCTAACGTGTTAGATTATAGTGCAGAAATGTATTTGCGTGAAGCAAAAACAGGAGGCGGTGGTCACCCACTGATCAACACAAAACTAGGAAAATGGATTGATCATATGAAAGGTGACAGAAAAAATACTGGAAAAAGTTTGCCCAAAGATATAATGGTAAAAAGAACTGAAAGTTATTGGAAGTAATTTCTCCATTACTTATACGTTACTTAACATATTGTTTTATATGACTCCAACATTGTCCGCTTTCTAATTCTTGGAAATTCCAATGGAACATACTAATACGTTGTAACCATTTCAGTCTATCAAATTCTTTAGGATTATCTATATCACATAAATCGTGATTAGAAACTTCTGCACATTGACTTTTGGTTGGTTCTGTTACAAATGCATGATATCCTTTTATGATAGGACCTACTATACCACTGCTGTTTTTATTAACAACTGCATAACAATTTCTTAAATCATTTTCTATATGATTAGAAGGATCGCACATCATAACTTTCTTAAATTTTAAGAAAGGATTATTACGTTTGTTTAAAAAGATTTTTGATTTCTTGCACCCCGGATGCGGTCTAATTTTTATAATTCTTTCACATCCAGATTTTCTTATTTTTTTGATGGCCTTTGTTGTCCAATCAATTACACTTTCTCCGCTCATACTCCAGCCGCCTTCTCGCTGAAGTAATATTAGAATATGACCGCCGCCGTTTTTTTGTTCTTCTAATTTTATACCTGTGTGTGTAGATATATTTTTCCAGCGAGTTTCGTCGATGTAATTATCACAATAGATTCCTGTATCTGGAAATACTCCATTTAAACTGTATCTCAGATATCCGTGAGGATTGGTTTTGTTTGCGTATAAAAATAAATTAGCATCTGCAACGATAGTGTATTTGTTGTTTCTTGCCTGATGTTCTATAACTTTTTTTCTTAGACTTAAATGGGGAGCTGTTGTATCTGCGTACACCCAACCTTGTATCAATGCAGCATCGCAATCTACAGCATTATAAGATCTAATCAAATCGGATTGATCTCCAACTCTTTGTACACCTGTATGAAATTTTAATAGCAGTTCTTCTTTTTGTTTGTTTGTATTACCTCTAGGAACACTTGTTAAATAATTAGCTACTCTCATTTAAAATACGCCACGCTGTTCCATTTTGCATTTCCAATTTGGTAAACTGACAATAACTTAAATGTGCTGCATATGCTTCTATAGTTTCCTTGTCAAAAGTTTTAACATCTTCTACTTGACTTATATCAGTGTTGCATAATACACTAGCAGCATTGGGTCCTAATGCAATTGCAGGTTTACCGTTTAATAGTGCCTCAGTAGCTGCTATACTATTGTAAGTTACCACACAATGCACATTGTTTTCCAATGCGTGTATAATATTAGCATCGCCTATACGTTCGTTGCGTTTTGGTTTCAAACGAACTTCGATAGGCCTGTCGGTGTATCTTTTTAGTTCTTTAACAACTTTTTCTGTCCATTCTTCTGGCAAAGGCTGATCCCAAAATTTCATAACTTTATCACTTGGTGGACAAATTAAAATTTTATCACCTGATGTAAACTTTTTATATTTCCAGCCGATCCTGCTTAATCTGTCATTTGGTCTATCTACTATAGGTCCAAGATGTTGTAGAGCATTTTTTGTAATTCTATGATATACTTTGCCTTTTGTTCTTTCGTTGCCCAAATAACCACTGTCTATAGCATAAAAAGTTCTTTTTGTTTCCCAACAATGTTTGATAGCAAGTTGACTCTTTTTTCCTAATCCTCTAATTAACAAAGGTACAGTTTTATCAACTTCATCTTCCCAAGTGCTTATTTCACCTCTAGACATTCCTTGTACCAATGCTTCTAAATACTCGTCAAACTCATATCCTTTTTTCTGTGGAACAAAGTTTCCTTCTTCGATGTCTGGATAAATTGCAGCTACTCTATCGCCTCTAATTGCCATAAGTTCTTCCTTAAAATTTGTATCATAAAATTTAGCATCTGGATCCTTCAAATAATTAAAGAATTTAGTCATTAAATTTTTTTTTTGACTGTCCATTATAATATTCTCTGGATGTATTCTTTCACTTATAGAAACTTGCTTATCTCTTTCTCGTTTTTCTGCTAAACTATATGCTTTTGCATTTGCACCTTTGTATGCATATTCAAAATAATTTGCTTTTACCTTGTACCATTCTTTTGCATATTCGCAATCTTGATATTGTTCAAACCAAGGACCTCCTTCGGTATAATGTAATGCCTTTGGTTTTCCATCTTGTGGTTCTTTGTACCAGCCTACTAGCCAATTCCATTCATGACTCAATTCGCCTATTTCTGCATCTGGTACCCAGCTAAATCTATGAAAGTATGCACCTGTTTTATATTCATTGTTAACAAGATCTGGCTTCAAAACACTGTTGGTATAACTACCACAGTTAATCAACATCATACTTGACCAATTCTTTCTTGGGTAAACGTGTTGTACTTGGCCATCCATTTTTATACCTTCTTTAGGAGTATAATCATGTTGAGCACACATTATAGCATACTTGTCATCGGCTTGATCAAAAAGTTTTTTTACATCATCTAAAAAAACAAAATCACAGTCAATGAACAATGCCCACCCATCGTAACCTGCTAGATAAGGCACAAGGAATCTTGTAAAAGTAAATTCTGTGCTTGCCATTTTATCTATAGGGCGTGTGTATATTTCTTTTTTTCTTAAATCATCTTGCTTGATTGGTATAACTTTTACTGGTACAGAAGCATTGTCTAAAATACTTTGTTTGCAAACTTGGAATGCAATATCTTCTCTGCTATCCCAACCTACATATACTCTTAATGGTTTAATCTCTTCGCTCAATGTCTTCCTCCGTTAATTCGTTACCTATCCATACTTCTATTACTTTAGCACTTTTGTTGTCTAGGTTTACAGCCTTGTGCCAATATCCAGTTGGTATATCTATACTGTCTCCTGGCACTAATAAATGACTAGTTTTGTTGCCAGATTTGTCTTCTAGAAACATATTGATTACACCATCAACTACGTGCCAATGTTCGCTGCGTTTAAAATGTCTTTGATCACTAAGTGCGTGTTCTTCATAGAATTCAAGTTGTTTAACTTGCCAACCTTCGCCTTTGTCTAACACAGTATACTTGCCCCAAGCACGTTCAGTTGTAGGTTGGCTCCATTCTTTTAGTATCCAACTGCTTGAATTCTTTTTATCTTCGCCACCTACACCAAATACAAATTCAACATCGTTGTATATCATTTCTGGAATATTGTCTTTGGTTCTATCACCACCGTTAGCAAATACGACTTTAGTTTGACTGCCTACAGTGGATAACACTTGAAATATTGCAGCACAGGCAGTATCGTCATCGTCATTGAATCCTATAACTTCGTTTACACAATCTAGTTCTTTAATTATTGCACAACGTTCTTCAAACGGCATAAATGCTTTACCCTTTTTACGTGCAAGCCAAGCATCACTATTCACACCTACAACAAGATGGTCGCCTAATTCTTTTGCTGCTTTAAAATATTCTATGTGTCCGCTGTGCAATGGATCAAATCCACCAGTTACTATTACAACTCTCATTTATGTTTACCAACCAAATATATAATCTTTCCTTACGTTTGTAATTTCTTTGGCACCGTGTGATTTTAAAAAGTTTCCTGCACAATATTCAGTTTCAGGATGTTGTTCAACAATTACAATAGGCTTGTATTTTAAAATTGTTTCTATGCCTCCTTTGAGAACTTCTAATTCATGACGTTCACAATCTATCTTTATCAAATCAAATTTAGGCATAAAACTGTCGTCTAATTTTTTAACTTTTATATCGCCACTGTTTCCATTTATAAAACTGTTTCCGGTATTGTTAGGATCATAAGTCATATCAACATTTTTTGTTTCGCTTCCTAAAGCAAAATTTTGTAATATCACATTATCACAACTTTTTGTATTTTCTTGTAAACAATCCCATACTTGTGCCATTGGTTCAAAACTAATAACTTTTTGAAACTTTTTTGACAGTGGAACTGTCCACAGTCCTACATTAGCACCTACATCTACTGCTACATCAAAGTCTGTAACATATTTGTATGCTTCATCTCTTACGTCATCTTGATATTCGGCAGGACCGCCTTGACTGATACGTTTTGTTATCATTCTTTCAAAATGAGTATCTGTATCAGGTAACCAATAATTATAAACTTGTTTCATTAACTATTCTTTCTAACTCGAGCCATTTTTCTACTACTTTAATTGGTGTATAGTACTTAGTAATATGGTCTTGGCCCATTAAAACTTTTTGATAAACTTCGTTTGGATTGTTTATAAAATATTCAAACCCAGTTAAAAGATTACCTGTCCATATATAGTCTTTTAAATCGATATAACTCGGAATGTAACTTTGTGTTATAACAAATTTTCCTTGTTGTAGTGCATCAATTGGTCTATTGTTTCCTTTACCCTTTACAAATTTTTCTATTTTATCATTATAAAAAATTGGCAACAAAATTGCATCGCTATTTTTAACTATTTCTTCTTGTGTTTCAAAACTCCAATCTGTCCACCAGATTGGATCGTCAACGTTCTTATTTGTAACAACATCTAAGTGTACGTTTGGCTGTACAGTTTTCAGATCGGCAAGTATTATATCGAAGTTAACTTTATGAATATTTTTTCTTGCTCCGTAGCACACAAGTTTTACAATATCATCCTTGGCAAAAACTTTTTTTATTGGGTTGCTTTGTTTTCTTTCTGTTAAGTCTGCTATAACATAACATTTGTTATTAAACAATCTTTCTACATCTTTTGCTAGATATTTACAAGTAGCAACAAAAAATTTACAATGCTTGGCAGCCTTTGTATATAAATCTATAACATCTTGCTTATAAAATTTGTAATCTGATATATCACAAATAAATTTTGCATTTTTTTCTATCAATATATCTAATATTTCATTTGTAAATTTTTTGCCAAATACAAATAGTCTTTTATCGTTATGTTGTATTTGATTTGTATCAGTTATAAGCCCGTTATTGTTGCTATCCATATTTTCAAGTAACAGAGTACCCCTTGATCTAAAACTATACCTGCTGTGACTATCTTTGTCACTTACAAAAAAATACATTATTCTTCCTTATATTCAGATAACAATCTACGTATTTCGCTCCACGTACCGAGATCAATATAATCATCTACTTCTATGCCTTGCGAATTATAAAATGGAGTATATGTCATTTGTTTAGCATTGAATTTTTGTTTCAGTGTGCTTTTTTCCATATATTCCATTGCGGGCATAAATGAACTTGCTCTAAATGCAAAACTACACCAGTATGCATTAAATTTGCTAAAGTCTGTTTGCGGTTTATCTTCGTAAAATTTTACAACATCACCTTCCATTTGTAATGCACCTTTTGTTGATAGCATTAATGGATCTGTTTCTTTTTTGTAAAAGAAAACAAATTCGTTATCTTCTAATTTGTTTTTTACTTGTGTATACAAGTCTTCAGTGCCTTTTAGTTTTAAAATAGTATCTGGTAATAATACTACATTGTCCTCACCAAACCAACTATATGCACTTTTTATTGCACCAGTATATTCTAACTCATTTGGATTTTGGTATACAAAGGCAATATTGTATTTGTCTTTGTATTTTGAAAGATATTCAACTATTTCAGTTTTGTATTCATTTATTACAACTACAAAATCTACACTGTTTCTGTCATAGTCTTTGAACCAGTCAAAACTGTAATCTATAAGTGCTTGATTCTTGTCTAGTCTTAATATTTCTTTAGGATAAGGTAGATTTAATCTTGTGCCTTTGCCTGCGGCAGGAAGTATAACTGTTAGGGTCATACTTTATTTACAAAGTTGCGTCTTCCATACCTGCAACTCTGAGTTTAACAATGTTTGTAATTTGCCATTGTTTTTGATCAAGTGCCTTTAATACACCTAACCATTTGTTACGCATTAATGCAAATTCATTTATAATTTTTTCATAGTCAACAACATCTTGTTCGCCGTCGACATATTTTTCTACGTCGCGACTGCTTAATGCACGTTGATAGTTTTCTAAGTATTTGCGAAAAAATGAGCTACGCAATTTACGTAGCTCAATGTTTAAGTATTCTAATATAGCTTCAATTTCTTGCAACTGATTAAATCTGTGTTCAACTATGCCTGGCATTTCAGCCGACTGCTTTTCTACATTACCTTTTAACTTGCATTCAAGTCTTGCTGCTTGAAGTTCTGTTTCAAAATGTTGTATAGCCGCAGGAATCTGCGTTATGTCTCTGCTTACTCGACTGTACCAAGCCATTAGTCATCCCACTCATTGTAGTCGTCTATATTGTTTTCGTCCATTTCTAAATAATATTGAATAGCATAATCTAAGTGTTTGTCAGTACCTAACATTTCTTGTAATTGATCATCTGCTAAACCGTAATCTATCAATGTGTCTACATATTTTTCTGCTGCAAGTTCTATATGCTTTTTATCCAAGTATTCTTTAAAAAGCATCCAGATGTCTGCTACAAACTCTTCATTCATCTAAGATAGGCTCCTCGTCATGATCCACAACTTCTTCGGTTGCGTTAGCGATATTTACCATTTGTTCTTCTTTTGCCGGTAAATCGGCCATGATCATTTCGAGTTTGTCACCTGTCCAATTCTTACGATATTCTAGAGTTTCTACACCGCTACTGTCAATATACTTGTAGCGATTGCCTTGTTTTTCAAGCAGTCCTTTTGCTTCTAGCAAATCAAACATACCCGAATATGGATCCATACCTGTTTCATACGGAATCTTTACTTGTACACCTTCAAACGGTTTAGCATAACGTGTTTTCATAACTTTACACGCTGCACGGATACCATTGACTGTGCTGGTTTTGTTACCATCTGCATCTTCTTTTAGTTTTAGTTTTTTCATAGCAACTACCATTGAGCTTGCATAGATAAACCCGCTACCTCCAGAAATCTTATCATCTGGATCAAACATATCCTGTGATGCATAAGTGTGATTAGTAACAACCATACCTACATTATATGAACCAAACATATTCACACAGTTAGTAACCAACGCTTTCAGTGCTTTGGCCTTACGACCCATATCACCTTTCATATCACCTGCTTCAAACTGATTTACTTCAGTTGGTGACATAAGCATACCTAAACTATCAACTACAAACAATACCTTAGGACGGTCTTCTTCGTTCATTGAACGATAATCATCCATAAATGTTGAAATAGTTTTAGCAACGTCATCAATCATTGCCATATTAAGTTTTAGGATTTTGTCATCTGTTGTTTCTACACCTAATGCGTGTAGCCACTTTTCGTCAAGTGCATTTTCGCTGTCAATTAGTACAACAAAAATACCTTGTTCTTGTGCTGACTTGACAATATTACCAGACACAATATACGATTTGCCTGCACCAGATTCGCCTGCAAATACGCTTACTTTGCCTAATGGAATACCTCTACGGAAATCACCACTTAGCAGATAGTTTAGTGCAAAGTTGCCTGTGCTGATCCAATCTTGCGGATCATTAAAGCCTGCACTCATACCTTTAATAGATTTTGTTAATGAATTTCGAAACTTGGAAGGATCGAATGCTTTTGTAGCCATACGTATCTCCTATTCTAAAAAGCGTAGGAAAGGGCCGAAGCCCTTTCTATTATTGATTTTGACGTGCTCTGATCATTGCAAGAATGTCTTGTGCGCCACCTGCATCACCTGCCGGTTCTGCCGCTGCTTCTGGAGCAGGTGCAGGCTCTGGTGTTGCTGCTGGTGCTGGATCTTGCCAACCAGTATCATTTACAGTTTCTTGTACTGGTGCTGCTGCTGGTTGTGGAGCAGGTGTTGGTGCAGGTGCTGTGTTTGGATCACCTGTACGTGCTGCCATACCTGCTGGACGGAAGTAATTGCTCCAACGATCTGGATCATAAGCTTCACCATCTACACTTGCTTCAAACATTTCAGTAAGAACTTTAAGTTCAACTTCGCCTGGCTTTTTAGGAAGGAAATCATTAAGATTAAACAAGCCGTGTGTGTTCACTGCTGCCATCTCTGCATCACCTAGTGGACGCTCTCTACGTGCCCAATTACTTGCGCCGTAGTCTGCATAACCACCTTTTGTACCTTTTGACAAACGGAAGTCTACACCAGCAGTGTAATCTGTTGGTAGTTCTTCCATATCTGGGTCCATTAGTGCTGCTTTGATTAGTTGGAAGATTTGTGGACCAATGATGAATCGACGAATTGGATTCTCTGGTTGTGAATCTTCTTTCAATGGATCATCTACAACAAAGCCTTGGAAGATATATGAACGCTTTTTCCAATACTTACGACCCATATCTTCTAATGATGGATCTTTAAACCAACCACGTACCTCTTGTAGAATTGGACATGATTCGCCGTACATTTCCATACATGGAACTTGTACTTGTACTGGACGAGAACTTGTGTCTCCTTTTACTCCACTAAATGGAAGTTTAATCATCAAACGTTCTTTCCAAAAGAAAGTGTTTGAATCATCACCGTCAGGTAGAAAACGCAGTGTTGCACTGCTACCTTCTGACATATTCCAAAATGGGTAAATTGCGTTGTCACCGCCTCCTGTGCGTTGACCTGAAGCGCCTGCTTCTTGTTCTTTGAGCTTTGCTCTAATTTCTGCTAATGATGCCATAGTTATGCCTCCTTATATATTGCCTATGTGCTTGTGCCTAATTATGTGTAGCACAGTTATAATACTACACAATGTTATTTATCTTGTCAATGATTTTTTTGACAATATTTTCAAATAGTTAGCCGATTATCTTAAACCGGCTAACGCTGAAATTCTATTTAGTTCAGGAGTTTCTTGAACTTCTGGTTCTGCCTCTCTGTAGCCCATTACTTCTGCAACTTTATTATTAACTTGTTCTATGAACGCTTGAGCTGGCCTAATATACTGTTCTCCGTATTCTTTTTCTACCATAGTAAGTACGGCTGTTTCGCCTTTTGGAAACTGGCCTGTATGACGATCAAAGTAACTTAGTATAAATTCGCCTAATGGAGTTTTTTGGTCTTTTTCAAGTGTAATTTTTTCACCATCTGGTCCATCGATTTCATCGCCTTTTTTCTTGCCGTCTTTTTTAGCCTGACGCACTGCATCTACATATGCGTTGCCTTCATCTAAGTTGACCCCTAAATGCTCAGCAGCAGACTTTATACGTTGATTTGCTTCGTCAGACATAAACCCTGCATTATAAAACTGCACTGCCTTACTGCCAGGTAACATTGAATCTTTAAATTTTTCTATCGCATTTTCGACTGGGCCTGCAGGTAATTCTTCGCCTGCTTCTTGTCTTTGTTTGATTATGTTGATAATATGAGCTGCTATACTAGCTTCCTGTTCAATACCGGCACCATACTGGTTCCACTGTTTTTCTAGCTTGCGGCGTTGTGCCATTTCTTTGGCTGCTGGTATTAATGCATCTAAACTGCCTTCTTCAGTATCTTCTTCGTTCTCGTTAAGTTGTTCAGCAAACTGACCCATTAGATCTTCTATTGCATTTTCAAATGCTTGTTCCATTGACGGATTAGTTAAACGTTTAAAATCGTCTGGACTGTAATTGTCTTTAGGATCGATACCTCTAGTTGCACCCGGTGTTGTAGGACTTGCACCTATATCTTTTGCTACAAGAGGAATCACCAATTCTGTTCCTACTTGAATCATCTTTGGATTAGAGATGCCGTTTGCATTCATAATTTCGTCAACACCTTGCTGTACACCACCTGGGAAATGATCTATGTACTGTTGAGCAATTGAAAATATTGTTTCACCTGGAGCAACTTTATGATATGTATCTTCTGCTTCTTCTAGTTCTTGTGATTCGTTATTTCCAATAGATTGTATATCTTGCTTTACAAAATCAATAATGAATTTAGGTTCAACTGGAGCAGCTTTCATTACTCTTATCGCTTCGGGATTATCAACTGGACCTGCCATCGCTTGCCTAATTAAGCTCATCTGCTGTTGAGCGTTTACCATTGTTTTGTTGCCGCCGCCTAGTTTTTGAATTTCTCTGCTCATATTGATTAACTCCATATAGAGTTGTATCAAGAATGCGCCGCCTTGTTTTCCATTGAATGGACGATTTAGATCACTTGCTATTTTATTGTCAAATGCAAGTTTTTCATATCTTTGAGAAATTTTCATTGCTTTTTTAACAAAGTCGTCGGGTTTTACACCTTGTGGTAATCCGATTGCCTTGCCTAAGTTAAATTCACTTAATAAATCTTCTGGATTTACTGTTTCTGCTAAAGTAGATTCGCTTACTAAATTGTAAATGTAAGGAAACACATCTTTTAATTCTTCATTAAATTGCTTTACAGTTAATTGATCAATCCAGTTTTCAGCAACTTCGCTAGGCACTTCGTTTACTTGTGCAGGAGTAAAATTATCTAATGCTTCTGCATAGTATGCTGGCTTTTGCAAATTGCTAATTTCTTTTT